ACTTAACATAAAACGCCTGACTCAGATTCATGTACCATTGGATCACCGCGCCACGCATGTCGATGTAGCCCGCGCCGGTTGTCACCAGTTCCTGCCTCGTCGCCAGCGTAGCATTCGGCAGTACACGAGGGCCGGAGCCGGAAGTCGTGCGGGTACAGGTAGTCAGGATGGTCGCTGGGATACGCACCTTGCAGCCCGCTGGTGGAAGGTAGAACACTCCGTTGGTTCCGTCATTCCCAAGCCTTATCCCGCCAGTAGTCTGCGTGACAACCTTCATGCTGTCGTCTGTCCGATGCGTAGCAAGGGCTACCACCGCTCCCAGACTTGGGTAAGGTTCGTAAATACCAGTACCTACCCCTGTTTCAATCCACACTCCTGGAAATGTAGAAGCCAGTGTTGCAGTACAAGGACATGAAAGAACCTGACCTCTCGCCCCGCTAGTAACTCCCAACTCAAACCACGCTTCTACACTTTCCATCTTACCGATTCGAGGGATCGTAATAGACGCAGTATCTGCACCTCGAACCTCTATCCACCCCTGCACATCCGCGCCAGAACACGTCGCAGTAACCCCTACCAATGCTCCCGCATTGAACGCTCCAACTGCAGAAACGTTGCCAAGTTTTATAAACCCCGTTGCAGGCATCGCACCGCCAGGAACCACAGGTTCCGACTGCCAATTCGCCCACACTCCGAGGAACAGGCCCGTAGTACCGTTCGCCGCAGTAATTGTCGTATTGTACGCAGGAACAGTCCCCGAACCTCCAGTAAAGGGCACTACTCTAACGTAAGTCGGATCGAACTTCAGCGTACCTCCAATCCCGCTAAAAGTTACCGTATCGAGTGAACCGAACGTTGTACCGTGGTTAGTGCAACTGTAAGAGTCCGTCCGCACTACAAGCGTCGAATTGTTCGAGATGGCGTAAGTGTCCAGTGTGGCATTGACCGAACCTCCTGTGTACTGGTCAAAATAGTTATTCGTACCGTTAGAAGCAGTAAAAGCGGCCATCTGTCAAATCCTAAACATTTTCTGCACAAGCTCTACCTTGAACGAGTCATTCGTGGAACTGACAAGCTTTCCGAAGTCTACCACGAACAGCACAAGCTTGCTCAATTCCTCGACGTAAATTGCAGCACCTCTGGCAGAAATGCTAGAGTTCTTCCACTCTACAGTTCCACTAAAGCCGAAATAAGCAAATTCATCATCCTCACTGTAAACAGGGGAACCCACAGATTTCCGCTCGTAGTTCTGCCCTACAACTTCTCCAGCCTGCGGTAGCAAAACAGTAGAAGCATTCAGCTCTGCCTCTTCTGTATACAAGGCAATCTTGAAAGTGCTGCTCTTCTCAACCAGACCTTGAAGAAACGCCCTCTTCCCTCTCACGGTAGCACAGGTTTTAAGCATTCAACACCTCCGCGTGGGTAAATACTCCATTCGCGTCCCTGACAATCCGCACCGTCTTCGCGCTAGGTTCCTGCTCTTCCTTAGCAAGTGTCAAGTGCAACTCCTGCGGCTTGACTTCAACTTCGACTTTCTTGTCGGACAACTTAGACATGGAGTCAGCCACCGTCTTCAAGGTTTCCATAGAGGCTTCGTGCATCCGCTCCACCACTTCTTCAAGCTGCTCAACCTCCGCTGTCTTTCTGTTTTGAGACTTCACACCCTTGGGAGCATTAGAAGTCAGCGCCTTCTCCACTGCAGTATTAGAAGCAGGATTCGCCGGTACCGCTGCAGAGCTACCCTTGAACATGGTTCCGCTCAAGGGTTTGTAACCCTCCGGTGGCAAATTTCCCGTCAGCTCAATACAGGCCTCTTCGTCAGAAACCAAACCAAGTGACAGCAACTCCAGCACGCGACTCTGCTTCACAGACTTGAATGTTTCCAACTCGCTCTTGGGGCGAAGATCAATATCTTCATAAACAAACTCAACGTAAGCGTCCTGCCCCATCAGGCGGATAGCAACTGTCAGCGCCCGACTGTAAATCTCGTTGAGCTTCACCCTCAACATGTTTGCTTGCTTGAGGTAGAGCAGGGATTCCGTACTGCTGGCATTACTAGTAATACCGTGTCCAAGGATCACCGGCAAGGTCTTCGCCCCTGCGGCAAGCTTCCCGTTCATCACCTTTTGAACGCGCTCGATAATTGCAGATGGGTCATGCCCTCCGTCAATATAGCCAAAGTCGATACTGTCGTAGGATACCAGTGCGTCGTCTGGATCAAGTCCGTTGATAACTGACTCAACTTCCGAGATCAACTGGTTCTTGTAAGTGGTGAACTTCTCCGCATCCGCCAAAATCTCTGGCGGCGTCATCTTCTTGATCTTTTCAGAGTCAATCAAGGCTTTCAACCTCGGCAGCACCGCACGCTTAAGCGCCTTCCGCACATCATTGTTGAAGTCCAGGTCTGCCATGATCGGCTGTACTGCGGATTCAACATAACTTGCAGGGTAAGCTTCAGACTGCAGTTGATCCACTGCAACATAAATAACAGTAGGCAAATCAAGATTTATCTCGTCACCGCCCACCACCTGCACCATCTTGAACCCCTTGTCCTCTTCGTAGAACTTCAAAGTAGGCACCGAAATGGGGTTAAACGCTGCTGGAATTCGTGCTTTATCGAGTGAAACTTCAAGACAAGCTGCGCCATCCAGCACAAGCTCCATTGACAACTGTTCCGACAGGCTCTGCAAACCCAACTGCGAAGTGAAAGAACCGTCTACATTTCCAATGTAGGTCATTCTACGGAGCAGCTCGTGCGCAAGCTTTGTAGCTTCCGGATTGATTTTTCCATCCATGTCTCTCGACACTACGGAAAACTTTTCAGGAATACCCGTCCGCAGCAAAAAGCTGATCGCGGAGGACAGGTCGGGGCTGCCCTTCGACAACAACCGGACTACAGACTTCGTATCAGAGGCAGTCCTCGCCTGTTCAAGCCTGTTCGTTACAGCAAGGCGTCTGTCAGACCGGGGCAGCGCTGAAGTCTTCGCCTTGACAGAGTTTCGGTAGCCTGGGAACCCCTGCTGGCCTTTGGGCGCTTTCGGCAAGGGCGCTGCTGGCAGTACCGCGCCCATCCAGTCCTTGATAGTGTCGATGAATTTCATGCTTTTGCCTTGTAAAAATCCGGCCTTGAGGCCGGATTCTATACGATAAGCGCGTTCTGGGCCTTGGACAAGCTGTGTCCTTGGCAAGTTCAGGCACGCAACCTGAACTTGGAAAGCAGTGAACCAAGTGCGCCTGATGGTGCCTGCACTGCCCCCCGCAACTTGCACGCAATGTAACTGTAAAGCAGGCTGTGGTGCCAGTGGTCTTCTCCTTGGGTCTTCTTCCAGCGATAGCGAATGCCTCCGTGTTTGTCAAACGCCTTCACACGCTTCATGTCTCGAAGGTGTGCAACAAACTCTTCGGCATCTGCCTGCTCTTTTACAAGGATTTTACCTGCTTTTATGTCCGCCATGAGTTCATCAAGTGCTACATCCCTGTTGACCATTACTGCTCTAACGTTCAGCTTACCCTCTTCTGGAGTTTCTTCCTGCTCTTTGATATAGTGCGTTTCAGTAGACAGCTTATCAACATAGATCGCACCATAAGCATTTGGGTCGAAATCCGTCACGCGCCTTACAAGGTCGGTGTAGGGGAACATGTCGTGTACAGACGTAGCGACCCTATACTTAGCAATCAGGTCTCTGCGCCGCTGCTCAAATACCGTATAGCTTACTTTTTCGCGGTGGACTACAAGTAGCATACCCTCCTGTGTCAACCTGCTCACTGTTAAGTGGCACGTTAAACCCATGTCTGCTCCTAGGTAGTGCACTCCACTGTCTACAAGTTCTGCATTAACAAGGGCTCTTCTAATGTCAGTCTCCGTCAAGGACTCTTCTTTATCTTCCGCAGTCAGACCAAGGGCCTGATTTTGGAATTCGCTGTACTTACCAAATTCAGTGGAAGCGTGTACAAGGTAGCTTGGCACCAGGATTCTAGGCGCGCAAAAGGGGCTTACGTAGTAAGCAACTTTTTCGTAGTTGTCTTGTGGATTCTCTACTACCCAAGAGCGGTATGCAATATCGCTATCGGGCTCTTGCTTGCACTTGGGGCATAGCAAGCGTGCACTTCTGTAATCAATATCCTTGATGGTGGTTTTCGTGATTTCTTTTTTCTGCCCATTGAACCCTGGTATGTGCACATCCTCTTCGTAAGAAGGTAGGAAGTGGTGGTTGCAGTGGCTGCACTTCCACATTTGATGCTTTCGCTTCGCTGTCTCGCACTCAAGTGAAATGCCGTACTTGGCAACTGTCGGCGTGCTGAACAAGCGGCGCATCTTTGTCGGCTTGTGCTGCAAGCGACTCACATAAGCGCTGATATTGTCCATATCGGAGCGGTCAAGTTCGTCGTGTATGAGCAAGTCTGCGGGGACTGACAAGGCCCCTGTATCCGAGATTGTCCCTCGAATGTAACTGAAACTGTTGCTGTTGAACTGCTTGAGTTCGACACTATTGATTGTTTTGCTTATCGCTCTAGTTAACTCAGGGCTGGCGTTAATCATTGGATCAAGGCGGGCCTTGGTAAACCTCTCAGCATCGCTCGTGGATGGGAACGTCCAGATCAAGGTGAAGTTGTCCTGGGTTGCACAAGCTGCCATGCCCCAGCGTGCGAAGATTTCCGACAAGCCGGTCTGCGCACACTTATTTACAAGGAGTGTTCTGGCGGGGTCATCAATAATATCTTTTTGATATTCGTGATCGAGGTAGCTGAAGTGCTTACCCTCAATAAACGTATACTTGCTGATCCAGCCTGACAAGTTGTGCAGACTGTGTACGTTATTCGCACCCTCTTTGATTCGGCTGAAGTGTTTACTGAACATTTAGAGCCCTTTCGTAAGCATCTAGGAAAGTGCTCTTTACTTCGGGGAAGTCTTTTAACGTGGAAATCAGGGTGTTTTCCAAGGTTTTCAGGCGTTCTGCGTTGTACACATCAGTTTGTGTTTTGCTGATGTTTGTGATGATCGCACTGATGCTGTTTAGAAGCTGCGCTTTCTGGTTTGCTGGTATGTTTTCATCGTGCTGCGCAAGCTCTAGCAGATTTACAGCATTCTTGTACTGTATGAGCAGTTCATCCGCTATGTTTAGGTCTTCAAGTTTCGTTGCTGTGACCACACGGATTTGGGGTTGGGGTTGCTGTGGTGTATTTCCTAGTCCGAAATCTTCTAGCATTTCTGCTCCTTCGCTTTCTTTACAAATCTGCTCATGGTATTGTAGCTGACGAAGGCTACCTTACTGGCTTCGGATACGGTGTACTTGCCTTCTAAGACTTGTCTTGCGACTGCAAGTTTGAATTCTTTTCTGGCTTTTTGGAGTTCTTTTACGTCGGGTAGGGGAACCTTGTGGGGAAAGCGGAAGGATAGGTAGTTTTCATGAACTCCAAGGAGCTTCGCCAAGTCCCTGGTCGTAATCCTGCGCTCATACAGGTCTTGCTTCTGCTGTTCAGTAATTCTACTGGCCAGCTCTTCAGGCTTTCTGGGGTTGGGTTTGGGCCATGTAGCAGGATATTTCATAGGGCGCAATCTTAACATGCTGCAGGTCTAATGTGCTTTTTCCAATTTTAAGGTTGTCCAAGGTGAAAGTTGCCAGGAAAATTGCGCGTTTACTTGGGGGCAGGAACAGCCTCTGAATGCGAATCATTCTCAGTTGGTATACGTCATTCAATAGGTTAAACCTATCAGCATTCTGAATCGCATAGCAATAATCCAATAGACGAAGCCTATCAGCATTCTGAATCGCATAGCAATAATCCAATAGACGAAGCCTATCAGCATTCTGAACTGCATAGCAGTTAACCCCATAAACAAAGCCTATCAGCATTCTGAACTGCATAGCAGTTAACCCCATAAACAAAGCCTATCAGCATTCTGTAACAGATAGCAACAATCAACCTAGTATATAGACCTGAACTACAGAAAGTTGTTTACACGTCCAGAAAGTATCCATATAATTGAGACCAGGCAGTAGGAATACTGCTAGGGCCTGTAAAGCCCGGATGGCACCAGGTGCACTGACCTGGTGCCAGGCCCAGGTGGGCCAGCCTGAACCATGGTTTTCATGGTTACCTTAAATGGAGTTCCTCATGACCAACACCCTTACCCTTGTCCCTACCGCCACTGAATCTGCTTTGCCAGTGCTCGCATGGGAAACCAAGTCCGGCAAAGCAAGGACGGCGACAAGCCCTATTCAACAAGCCGCGGCACCGACGGCTGTTCGCCTGGGCGCCGCCACAGCCGCACAACTGGAACAGATTAAAAACGGCCGTTTTGGGCCTACGTTGACCCAATGCCGGGAAACCCTGACATCGAAGGAAGTCAAGGGTATTGTGGCCGCTGCTACCGCTGGCGCCCTGAACGCTATGACTTCCGGCGACATGGCGACCGCTACAGAGCACGGCTACATTGTCGCTGCCTCAAATGGCGCAGTAGACAAGCGCGCCGCACTGGCATTTGCCCGCGCCACTATCGGCGCCATTGATGCTCGCGCAGTTGCAGCACTGGAGAAGGGGAAAGAGTACAAAGCAAACAAAGCGACAGCCGCACTTTATGAAGTGTTGACGGCATGGCTTGCCATGCTTGCGCCCACGGTTGACGCTGCGCCCGTGGCTGACGCTGCACAGGACTAACCCGCACCGTGGCACTGTGCACTATGCACAGTGCCACTACATAAGCCCCATTGGCTTATGTAGTGGCATCGCCCACTAACCCGGACTGACAACCCGGCACGCTCTTCTAGGCTTTGCGCCTGCCATAACCCGCCGCCATCGGCTTGCGGGTATAGGCCGCGCTTTGCCCAG